GCACGACGACATCGACACCGACGAGATGGATCAGATGCTGGCAGAACTCTAGGGGTCTGCCCCCCATGCTACAATATACACCAACGACACACCACACCATGACCCCCACCGTGACCCGCTTCCAATCAGTCATCGACCACTATACCAGATCGGTCGCCCCCCTCAATGAGCAGTACACAAATACTCTTAACGCAGGCGGCAAGATGCGTGGCACCGTAGGTAAACTCTACGAGGACATTGCACAGGGTATTGTTTACACTGTAGACCCCACACTTGTGGTTAAGCACAATGACTATATTCTCATTGAATCGCGTGGGGGACAGTATTATAAAAAGGTGCAAGTTGACCTGCACGTATACAAGGACGATGAATTAGTTTGCATCATTGAGTGCAAGACTTATCTCGATTCATCTATGCTGGACCGTGCATGTTCAGAGTTCGATAAGATCAGGCGTGTGTACCCTGGTATACCTGCAGCGGTATTTACAGGTCAGTTCGATGTTAAGCATGAGACCTATGATTGGTTCAAAGATGAATGTGAGTTTGACACGTTCGTTGTTAACCAAACCAAGCAACGTGATAGTAATAATCCCATCTACAAGACTTGCGACCCATTAGATACACAATCTCTCGAATCTTTCGCAGACTGGGTGAGATCAGCAGTCAACCAGTAAGTAACACACAGGGGCAGTGATTTGCCCCTTTTTTGTGATACCCCCGATCGCCGTACCAAAAAAGTACCTTCTTCCTAACCTACAAAGTGTTACCCAAGCGAGATAAATATTACGGGTCCCCCCTATACAAAAAAATCCCCCAGAAAATTTTTACCCCCATAGTTGAATCATGAAAGACTACGATGGATATCTGAATAAGCAAGCAGAAGTCCTTAACGAGTTTGACGACTTTTGCGAACAATTTGAGAAACGTGCCTCCGAGAACTTTAAGAATGCAGACAAATCCGATGAACGATTCAAACTCCTCCAAGAAATCGCTGAACCTGGAACAAGTGCTGGAGAGAGCATTTCAGGAGATACGGGAACTGAAGAGTGAAGTCGAGCGTCTAAAGTCTCCACAACTCATGTATAGACGCCCTGGTGCTGACGCACATGAGAAGGTAACAGATTACTTGGATGATGTAGATAAAAGACTACGAGTATTAGAAAGGTAATGGCAATACTGATACCTGCTGGTCAATCCTTTACGAATGTGGGTGGCATGTGGAAGATGCTGCCTGCCCCTGGAATCTTTGTGTTACCCGACATGAGGAGAGAGGGGCAGGAGATTAATATCTACGAGACTGCTGGGGTAGTGAATGTCACTGCTCAAGCGAACTTGGTATGTCCTGGAGGCACACCAGGTCCCTCGCAGCCGAGTCCCGAGTTAATCACAGGTATCAGTGTCAGTATCAATCCACCTGGTGTGGTAGTCCTGAAAGGAGGAGTACCCACCATTGCAGAGATGAGGGATGGTTCTGATGCTGTGAGTCTTGGGAGCATCAGTGTAGCACCTGGAGTCACCACATTAGTGCTGCCGTTGCCTATCATTGGCAATTACACGGAGAAGTGGTTATATGATGGTGAGGCAGGTTTCATTGAGAGTTATAAGGGATTAGAGGTGCCAACAGCACAGGACAATGTGAGAAGTTCATCGTATATCAGTGGACAGGGTAGGGTGAAGCCTATCTCACAAAAAATGAGGACCGAGCCTCTGATAGCACGAAAGATACCTGGAGGAGGTGTAAGGAACTATGCATATCAGAATAGTGTAGGTAGAGAGTTATATGGACCTATAGGGCATGACCTTGCTCAACAGAATAGTAACTATATGTGGTCCTACCGACCCTCTCTGATACAAACACTACGTTATCATTATCTCATTACTGTTACGAGTACATGTCCACCATATACTTGGACATTCCCAGCATATGTGGATGTAGACAATAATTGGCGTCATCATAAGAGTAGGACGTTAAATAGACTGAAGAGGCAACGTACTGCCACTGAAGGTAATGTAGGAACAACTGGAGGCAATCCCTAATGGCAGGAAGTGGTGTGAGTCGAATCAAAGATCTAGAGAGTGGTCATCAGTGTTGGCCACCTGTTCCTGTGATTACAGGGTCTCTGAACGTCTTTGTGAATAAGAAAGCAGCATTGCGTGTCGGTGATGTGACATCAGTGCATGTATGTGGTAACAACCCACCTCATACTGATAAGTGTGTAAAGGGATCGTTAACGATTTTCTGTAACAAGAAAGCAATCATGCGTATTGGTGATGTATTATCATTTGGAGCAGTGATGACACAAGGAAGTCATACGGTGTTGGCAGGTTGATGAATTTGTGGTATAATTAGATCAGTTCATCATTGATTAATGGCAAAGGTTAAAAAGTCTCTTCTTGGTCAACAGTTTATTGAGGCAACACCCAAGAAATCACGACAGGGTTGTGGACAGCATACCAAGTATGCAGCAACATCTCGTAACAAGGCAAAGAAGCGTTATCGTGGTCAGGGTAAGTGAATTTAATTTGCAATCTTCCTGCCGAAAAGGTATGGGTTCGTAAAGAATACTTACGAGACCACCAGGATGGACATGGGGAGTTTGTAGAGGGCGTCTGGGTATGTGCTAAAAGCATACCTGGACGTGCTTTTTACTTTGAGACGTACTTGCCTACCTATGGGGCAATGTATGATAAACTTCCGATCAGTGCATTCGTAAGATCACCCAAGACACCAGATGTTGATATGAGTCTGGAGAATCTACAATTTTGGAATTGTATGGATTATGGTGTTGCATGTATGAGCAAAGGATTTGTGGCATCTATGGACTGTGAAGTCTTCACTAGAGACCATGGATTGATGAAAGGTCAATACTTGTTTACACTTGATAACTATCATGCAAACATCGATGTTATAGATAATAATGTAAGTGAGGTGCCACAAGAGCACAAGTCGCATAATTGTATCGCTTTAACTAACGGTCAGTATGCACTATATCCTAATAACAGAATGCGACTGTATGACCTCTCTATAACGCCCCAGGACCCTCAATTCCCTGACTTTAAGGTATCCACCATAGAATACCAAGTAGAGGCAGGAATTGACTGGGGACGCCTTGGAGACACCGACGACTATTTCTGGCAAACACCAAAGGAGAAACAAAATGGGTAATTCACCAACCGACAAGAGCAAAGATTTTATCAAGTCTGGAATGACCCTGATCACCCAGATTGACTCTGATAGGTATCTAAAGAAGAAAGAGAAAGAAGATCAGAAAAAGGACCATAAATAAACAATAAATTGTGTTATTGTGCCTAATCAACAGTCTTTTAAAGATTTAAAGGTCACCTTCAATCCACATCCTATTACAGGGGATTTGCAGGTGACTAAAGATGAGGCGTCTATTAAGCAGTCAATTACTAATTTGTTATTGACATCACCTGGAGAACGATTGTTTGATAGTGAAATCGGTTCGGGTATTCGCGACTTGTTGTTTGAACAACTTGATTTTGCTATTGCAGGTCTCATTGCTGATGAGATCAAACGTACTTTATCAAAATACGAACCTAGAATAAGGTTGCAAGAAGTTGAGGTCTTACCAGACTTTGACAATAATGCATTTGAAGCAAACCTAGAGTTTACTATTATTGGTCGTCAGGACACTCCCGATCAATCAATCAACTTCCTCCTCCAGAGAACCCGATGAAGCATATTCAAGTAAATAATTTAGACTTTGAAAATATTAAGACCACTCTCAAAGAATACTTGAGAGCACAGTCTGATTTTACTGATTATGATTTCGAGGGTTCTGTCTGGAGCACATTTCTCGATGTATTAGCGTATAACACGTATTACACCGCGTTCAACACGAACATGGTGGTAAACGAGTTGTTCTTGGAGTCTGCCACTCTTCGTGACAACGTAATTTCTCTGGCAAAGCAACTAGGATATAAACCAAAGTCCGTAGTTGCTGCAAAGGCAATGGTTAATTTCCAAGTAAATTTTCCAGGATCCGCACCTGCAATCATTGTATTGAAGAAGGGTACGGGATTTGTCACCACTTATAATGATAAACTATACCGCTTTGTAGTATTAGATGACTACAAGGCGGGTGTTGTTAATGGTCAAGCGTTTTTCACTAACGTAGAGTTGTACGAAGGTTCTGTTGTTGAGGACAACTTTACCACAAGTAACTTCGTTAAATCACAGAAGTACGTACTGTCTAACGGAA